GAGTTCAATTAGTTACTAAAGGTTTAAAATCTCAAAAGATTTCTATATCAAAACAACAAGCAGCTGGATTATTACAATCAACTGATTGGTATGTAACTAGAAAATCAGATACAGGAACTGCAATACCACAAGACATACAAGATTTTAGAACTGCAGTTAGATCAGTAAACAATCAACAAGAAACACAAATTAATGCTTGTACTACTGTGGAACAACTGAAAGCATTGTATGAATATACAAATACAGGCACAGAACAATCTCCAATCTACACTAGACCATTAGCAGAATATCCTAAAGAGGTAATTTAAATGCCTTTGATTTTAGGTGCTAATAGTGCTTCTGGTGGCTACAACGTAGCAAACTCATTAAGATTTAATTCTGGTAGTTCTGATAATTTAAGCAAAGTTTTCGCTTCTGCAGAAACATCTAATAAAATTGGAACACTATCTTTTTGGTTTAAAACATTAGCAGTAGATCAACAGTATCTTGTTGCTACAAATACTGGGACTATTTTTTATATTTTTTTTAATTCATCAACTGGGATAACTTTTCAAAATGGTGCTACAACTACAAGATTTACAACTCAAGTATTTAGAGATCCTTCAGCTTGGTATCACCTTGTAGTAGCTTGGGACACAACGCAAGGAACTGCGTCTAATAGACAAAAAATGTATTTAAATGGTTCTCAAATAACTGCATTTTCTACCTCTAATGATTTAAGTTTAAATCAAGTGATTCCATTTTTTGATAATGATGGTTCAACAAAACATATTGGAAGTTATACAGGTGGTGGTTTTTATAGTGGTTATATTTCTGAATTTTATGGAATAGATGGACAACAACTAACACCATCATCATTCGGTCAAACAGATCCCTCAGTCCCATCATCAGGAATCTGGCAACCAAAAGCATATACAGGTTCGTTTGGAACTAATGGATTTTATTTAAAGTTTGCAAATTCTGCAGCACTTGGAACAGATTCTTCAGGTAATGGAAATAACTGGACAGTAAACAATCTAACTTCAGTAGATCAGAGTACAGATACTCCTACTAATAACTTTTGTACTGGCAATCCTTTATTCGCACATAACAATACACCAACATTTTCTAATGGAAATTTAACAATAGTAACTGCAACTGGTGATAGCACTGTAATTAGCACAATCGGTGTTACTACTGGAAAATGGTATTTTGAAGCTAAAATTGGTTCAACAGCAGTTGGGGCTTCAATAGGTATTCTTGGGGATATAGAGAGTATTCAAAACACAGGAAGTAATTTAACTTTTTACCCACAAGGATTTGCATATTATGTTGATGGTCGTAAATATAATAACAATGTTGGTTCACTTTATGGAGATAGTTACACAACAGGCGATATAATTGGTGTAGCATTTGATTTAACTAATGGAAAAATATGGTTTTCTAAAAATGGAACTTTTCAGGCAAGTGGTGATCCTGCGGCAGGTACTAATGCGGCATTTACAACTCTTTCATCAACAGTAACTTATTTCCCAGCTTTTGGAGATGCTTCTAGTGGTTCTACAAGTACATTTGATTGTAATTTTGGTTCTCCACCATTCACAATATCTTCAGGTAACGCAGATGCTAATGGTTATGGAAACTTTGAATATGCAGTGCCTTCAGGATTTTATGCACTTAATACTAAAAACTTAGCACAATACGGATAGACTATGGCATATACAACGATCAATAAAAGTTCTAGTTATTTTACACCAACTCTTTACACGGGAACAGGTACAACTCAATCTGTAACAGGAGTTGGATTTCAACCTGATTTTGTTTGGATAAAAGATAGAGTTGCCACAGATTTCCATTGGTGGACTGACGCTGTTAGAGGTGCTACAAAAACATTACATTCAAACGTAACTACTGCTGAAACAACACAAGCCACTTCGCTTACTGCATTTGGCAGTAATGGATTTACTTTGGGTAGTGATGCTTCAGTAAATAGAAATGGAGATACATTTGTTTCTTGGAATTGGCTTGGTGCAAACACAACAGTATCAAACACTTCTGGTTCTATCACAAGCACAGTATCAGCTAATACAACAGCTGGATTTAGTATTGTAAGTTATACTGGAACTAGAACACCAACTGCTAATCAAAGCATTGGTCATGGTTTAGGTGCTGTACCTTCTATGATAATTGTTAAAAATAGAAGCTCTGGTACTAGAGGTTGGAGAGTTTATCATAAAAGTTTAGGCACACCAGATAAAGAATTAATATTAAACTCAACTGCTGCTGTTGGAACAGATACTGCAACTTGGCAAAATACAACACCCACATCTAGTTTATTTTATGTTGGTGCTAGTGGAGAAACAAATAATACTGGAGATAACTTTATCGCCTACTGCTTTGCTGAAGTAAAAGGATATTCTAAATTTGCTTCATACACAGGTAATGGTTCAACTAATGGAACATTTATATATACAGGATTTAAACCTGCTTTTATTATTACAAAATGTTCATCTGCTTCTGGTGAATGGGAAATATATGATAATAAAAGAACAACTTACAACGTCGCAACTTCTACTTTAGAAGCACAATCTACTAGTGCAGAATTAAATTTTTATTCAATAGATATGCTTTCAAATGGTTTTAAACAAAGACAAACTTATAATACTCAAAATCAATCAGGTGCTACTTACATCTATATGGCATTTGCCGAAAACCCATTTGTAACATCAGGCGGAATACCAGTTACTGCTAGATAATGTTATATAGTATCTGGCTTTTAAACATATATTAAGTATAATGGAGTATTATGCCATTAAAAAAGATACCCGTAGCTCCAGGCTTTGACAAACAAGATACCGCATCTCAAGCAGAAGGTCGCTGGATAGATGGCGATAATGTACGATTTCGTTATGGAAACCCTCAAAAGATAGGCGGTTGGGAGCAGTTATTATCTAGTACCCTAGTAGGCGCTGCAAGAAATCAATGGATATGGGCAGATCTTAAAGGTAATCGTTATTCAGCAATCGGCACTAATAAAGTATTAGTTATTTATTTTGAAGGTGCGTTTTATGATATTACACCATTAGATACACCACTCACTTCTTGCACATTTAATACAACTACAGGATTAGCAACGGTTACAGTCAATAAAGCCGGACATGGTTTAACTATTGGAGATATAGTTATATTTAGTTCAGTTACACCACCAACAGGATTTTCAGTTGCTAATTTCACAAATGCTTTTCAAGTACAAACCACACCTACATCTGGCACCTTTACAATTACAATGCCTGTTAATTCTTCTGATACAGCATCAACTTCTGGATCTGCAACGTGTAATCCTTATTTTGATTTCGGTCCGTTTAATCAAACTTATGGATATGGTTATGGTACATTTAACTGGGGTGGTTTTAGTTCAACAGTTACTCAAAATCAATTAAATGGAGCAATCAATAATTCAACTGGAACTATTACAGTAGATTCAACTGCAGGTTTTCCTGCATCAGGAACTATCCTAATAGATTCAGAATTAATTACGTATGCTAGTTTAAGTGGAACTCAATTTTTAACTTGCGGTAGAGGAGCCGAAGGTACAACTGCAACAACTCACGCAGATAATGCAATCGTTTATGATGCCGCTACATTTGTTGGTTGGGGCGAAGCATCTTCAGTTCAAACAGCTATAAGACTTGATCCAGCAAACTGGTCATTAGATAACTTTGGTGAAATATTGATTGCTACTATGCATAACGGTCCTACATTTACTTGGAATCCATCAGCTTCAAATGCTTTACAAACAAGAGCCGTTTTAAATGCTTCAATGCCTCAAACTTCTGTTATGACTATAGTTTCTGATAGAGATAGACACCTTATTCATCTTGGTACAAACTCCACGTTACCAAGTGGGGCTCAAGATAAAATGCTTATTAGATTTTCAGATCAAGAAGATTTTAACACTTATGCTCCAACATCAACAAATACAGCGGGTACATTCAGATTAGACGCTGGTACTAAAATAGTAGGAGCTGTTAGAGCAAAAGATTATATTCTTATTCTTACAGATGATGCTGCATATTCAATGCAATTTGTAGGTCCTCCTTTTACTTTTAGTATTAGAAAGGTCGGGTCTAATTGTGGTTGTTTAGGTCAGCATGCAATGATCTATGCAAATGGATTAGTGTTTTGGATGGGTGATTCCGGAGGGTTCTTCGCATTTGACGGTACGGTTTTAACAGTCCCTAGTTTAGTCGAAGATTTTGTATTTACAACAAACGGCGATAACTTAGGTATAAACTTTGATCAAGATGAAACAGTTTTTGCAGGTCATAATAGTTTATTTCAAGAAATAACATGGTTCTATACTAAAGCTAATTCAACAACATTAGATAGAATGGTCACTTATAATTATGGTGATAAAGTTTGGACAACAGGGTCACTTGCTAGAACAACTTGGGCAGATGCTTCTGTTTATGACAAACCTTACGCCACAGAGTACGACGCATTAATCACACCAACATTTCCTATTGTTAACGGAGTAAGTTTAGGAGCTTCTATATTTTATGAACATGAAACTGGTGTTAATGAAGTAGACTCTGCAGGTGTTGAAACAGCAATACCCGCATTTATTAGATCAGGTGATTTTGATTTGGACTTAGATGGAGATGGTGAATACTTTTTAAAGTTAAATAGATTTATACCTGATTTTAAAAACCTTGAAGGTAATTGTAAAGTAACTTTGTTTTTAAGAAATTATCCAGCGGACACCACAACTGCAAAAGGACAAACAACAATTGGTCCATTTACTGTTGATTCAAGCACAGATAAGATAGACACGCGCGGGCGCGCAAGACTAGCAAGTATTAAAATAGAAAATGATGGTGTAGATGAAAACTGGAGATATGGAATATTTAGAGTAGACATACAACCAGACGGAAGAAGATAATGGCAAAAATAGATTTTTACGTACCAGAACCATCAGAGGTGTATAATAAAGATACACAAAGACAAATCATACAAGCGATTGATACTTTAAAAGACCAACTCAATACAAGTTTTCTAGAAGAACAAGTGCAAGAGACACAAAGATTTACATGGTTTAACTTAAGGTTTGGCTGCTAATGAGTTGTGAAAATATAAATGTTGGTAATGGTCAGTTAATTACAATCGGTGGTAATAACGTTGATGCATTCGGAAGATTAAGAGTATCAAATCCTCTCACTATCTTT